TCACCCGCCCCACTGCGACGTGTGCATGTCGGCGATGTTGACCAGCCGGCGCAGCGATGCGCGCGCGAGGCGCTCGACTTCCACCTTGCGGCGCGCGGCGGCAAGCTGTCGCAAGGGGGCAGGGCGCAGGATCTCGGCGTCGTAGCCATCCGCGACGATGACCCCGCACTTGTCTGGCAGAAAGGCTTCTCCTTCCAGCGGCGAGCGATCGAGCGACGGGGGCAGGCCCCAGTAGAATCGGTCGCAGTAATCGAGGTAGTCGGTCCATTTGCCGTCGCCCAGCAGGTCTGCCCGGCTGACCTTGATCTCGACGATCACCACATGCCCCTTGGCATCTATGCCCATAAGGTCGGCCCGCCGCCCGCAGCGCAGCGGCATTTCGGTCAGGCACCAGATATCGTTGCGGGCAAAGAGCCGCCCGATGCCGCGAACGACATCGGGGGCGGCGAAGGAACCGGGATCGGTCTGCGGAATCAACCCGGGGGAATCGGTATCGGCCATCCGGCAATAATAGGAACATAAAGAGAACTGGCAAGCCCGATCCAACCGGACCCGGACGGGACTCAGCTCGGACGGCGTGCCGACTGCCGCTCGGGCGGCAGGAGTTCGAGCAGGGCATTGCGCGCCTCGAGGAACTCGTTCCACAACGCCAGTGCCGCCGCCTGAGGGTTTGCCCCACGCGCCAGAGCCGCCAACAGGGCGGACAGTCCCGGCTCCATGATCGAGGTCAGATCCGCGATTCCCTGTTCGGCATGCTGGAGCCGCCAGCCGCCTGCCTCGCGCATGGAGACCGGGAAACGCCTGACTTCATCGACGGCGACTTCGGGTGCTGCGCCGGCAATTGTGGCCACCGCCTGGGCGGCATCATGCAGGGCCGACCATTTCAGGCTGAGCGTATTGCCGGTGCCCTTGCCGAAATTTGGCCGACCGGGCCGAGGCCTCTGGCCATCGGGCGCGCGGCCATTCGTACCGTTGCTACCGTGCGCTTTGGAAGTCCTGTCCATCTCCGGCCTATTACCGCTGCGCCGCTTGCCAATTTCCTAACCCGTGAAGCCCGGAGGATAAGGCCGCTTTTCCTCCTCGATGCAGCACCACTGCGATGCAGACTGGGGAAAGCGGGCAAGAGCGTCACCAAATTCGTGATTTGGCGCTGGAAACCGCCTGCGGCCTCTGCTACTCGCCCGTCCACTGCACCCGTAGCTCAGCTGGATAGAGCGCTGCCCTCCGAAGGCAGAGGCCACAGGTTCGAATCCTGTCGGGTGCGCCAAGAATCAACAACTTAGTGAAACTCAGCCAGCCCGTGCAACGGGTGATGGCGAGTTATGTGCGAGCTACGGGCTCGCCAAATACCAGGCTCTCCACCTGATTCAGAACCTGTCGGTTCGCCCGGAACTGGCCGTCCAACTCGCTGCACTGGCGTTTGGGGGTGGCCGATGAGCATCAGAATGATGACGCTGGTCTGGGATACTGACCTCCCTGCGACCGAAAAACTGGTAATGCTCGCACTGGCGGACTGCGCCAACGACGAAGGCAAATGCTGGCCTTCAATATCAACGCTCATGCGCAAGACTGGCGCAAGCGAACGCACGGTCCAAAGGGCGATTCAAGCGCTTAAGGAAAAGGGGTTACTGCGTCGCGATGACGTCCACGGGAGAGGCTGCCTCTACTTCCTTAACCCCCGTCACGTTGGCACCCCCGTCAATACGGCACCGGTGCCACAGAGGCGGGAACCCCCGTCAGAGCGACACCCCACCCCCGTCACAGAGGCACCCCACCCCCGTCACGGTGACACCCAAACCGTAATAGAACCATCAGAGAACCATCAAGAACCGTCAGAAGAGAGTTCGCCTGGCAGCGAACCTTCCCTCTCGGTTGCTGAGATCGTTGATGCTTGGAACGACCTCGCAGCCCGATGCGGTCTCGTCACGGTGGTGAAGTTGACCGAGGACCGCAAGCGCAAGGCTCGGACGCAGGCCAAGCGGTTCTCGATCGACGATTGGGCCAACGTGTGGCGCAACATCGAGCAATCATCGTTCCTGCGCGGCGGCAACGAGCGCGGCTGGCGCGCCGATTTCAACTTCATCCTGTCCGAGAGCAACTTCGTGAAGATCCTCGAGGGCAAGTACGACAGCGCTCAAGGTGCGGCTGGAACATCAGCCCGCCGTAAATCAGACCGCGAAATCGGGATGGGCTTAGCCCGTGATCGTCGCACCGCCCTAGATAGGGCAATTGATGAGGGTCTGACCAATCTGGATGTCATCGAAGGGATCGTGCGATGAACGCAATCACCCCTTACAGTTTTGAAAGCAGGCCGGTTCGGATCATCGATCGAGATGGTCAGCCATGGTTTGTAGCTGCGGACGTTTGCGCCGCACTCGACATTGCCAATCACCGCGCCGCGTTGGCTCGGCTGGATGACGACGAAAAGGGCGTCGTGATTGTCGACACCCTTGGGGGCATGCAGTCGGTCGGAGCGATCAACGAGAGCGGCATCTACAAGCTGATGTTTCGCAGCCGCAAACAGGGCGCCAAACGCTTCACCAAGTGGCTGACGTCGGAGGTTTTGCCCTCGATCCGTCGCACGGGCTCGTATGGAGCCCCAGCCGCCACGCTCGACCTCAAGGATCCTGCAGTCCTCCATAGGCTCTTGCTCGACCATACAAGCAACGCCATGGCGACCGAGGCGCGTGTGGCAGAGCTCGAGCCGCAGGTTGAAGCACTGGCGAGACTCACACAGGCCGACGGCGCACTCTGCGTTACCGACGCAGCTAAGGCGCTAGGTGTCCCCCCTCGCCGCCTGTTCTCGTGGCTTGAGGCGAACCATTGGACCTACCGCCGCAGTGATGGCGGGCATTGGGTTGCCTACCAAGCCAAGCTCGACAGCGGTATGCTCGAGCACAAGGGCCTGACGCTGCGCCGGCATGGGATGCCAGACCGCCTCATTGAGCAGGTCATGGTGACGCCCAAGGGCCTGACGCGGCTGGCAACGATCAAGGCAGGCGCGTGAGCGATCATCCGGCATGGCAGCGCATCCTCGCCAGACGCCTCCATCAAGAGCAAGCCGAGAGGGGGGTGGGTCGAACTCGACGGTCGAGGGGGTCTCTGGCGCACGGGAGCCTAAATTTTCGCATCCACAGTGCAAATCTATGGAAAGGGGCAAAAAATGAGCCACAGGTTGCCACCCCAGGTGGCGAAGATGACCGGAGCCGACCGGAAGAACCCGGGCAGGCACGCCGGGCGGAACGATCCGACGTCTCCGCTGCTGGGAGAACCATCAAGGCATCTGACAGCCAAGCAGAAGAAGGCGTGGCGGCTGTTCAAGGACGAGTTGCCTTGGCTGATGGAAGCGGATCGGGCGATGCTTGACCTCGCTGCTACGTTTCGGGCGCAACTGACGGAGATGCATGGCCTGAGCATCAACAACGCACAGATCTACTCGGCCATCCTCTCCAAGTTGGCCGCGACGCCGGTGGATCGATCAAGGGCACCGAGTTTTCCAAGCGATGGAGGTCATGATGAATTCTTCGATGACTGAGAAGCAGTTCGTTGCGACCAGCCGGACCATGGCTGTCGGTATCGTCACCGCTTGTGAGATGGCCGGGATCCCCCGGCACGACGCCGCGTTGCTAACGGTCGCCGCGGCCATGGAGGCGCTCGCGCAGTTAGTTGGCCCAGTCCCTGCGATCGAAAAGATGCGGGACGCTTCGGACCTCGCGGAGCAGCAGCTCCTAGAGGCCGGGATGAGTTGACCGAAGCGCCTACGATGTGGTAGCGCGCTTGTCATAGGTTTGCCCGCTGGACCAAAAAAGCAGCGGAGGTTCGTCAGGCTCCCGGCCTGCGCGACTGCACAACTCTTTAGAGGGTGGCGGTCGCGTGACCGCGCCCAGGAGACTGACAAAATGAAATCCGCAAAGATCATCGAACTGGAACGCAAGCGCATCGAGCTCGTCGACGACGCTCGCTCGATCCTCGCCGAGCTGAATGCGGCTCCCGAAGGTAAGGTCGCGGAGCTCGAGCGGAAGCACGATGCTGCCATGCGAGCGCTCGACCTCAACTCTCTCGACCTGGACGAAGCACGCATGGAAGAGGAGGACGAGGCAGAGCGGGCAAGCCGGCGTCCCGACATGGGCGGCCGGACTGCCTTCGGAGCAGCCGATGGGTTGAATCACTACGACTTTCCGAGTGGCTGGACTGACCAGCGTGGCGCGCCCGTCCGCGTCCTGGAGCGAAACGAGAAGTTCGCCACCGAGCGTAACCGAGGCATGTCGTTCGGCGATCATGTCCGTGCGATCGTCGCGGGCCCCCGCAACGAAGCCGAGAAGCGCGCCCTTTCCGAAGGCACTGCCAGTGAAGGCGGCTATACCGTTCCAGCTCCGCTGGCGGCTGAATTCATCGATCGCCTGCGCTCGCAGTCTGTCGCCATCCGCGCCGGCGCGCGCACCGTGCAGATGGATTCTTCGTCGCTGGCAATTGCCCGGCTTGATACCGACCCGACTGTCTCATGGCGCCTTGAGAATGCCCAGATCGATGACAGCGACCCCGTTTTCTCGCGCATCTTGCTCGAAGCGAAGGCGTTGGCCGGAATCGTAAAGGTATCTCGCGAGCTTTTGACTGACAGCGTGAACGTGTCGGAAATGCTGACCAATGCGTTCGCGCAGGTCATGGCTCTTGAACTGGATCGCGTCGCGATCTGGGGCGACGGCACTGACGATGGCCCGGTCGGCGTCGTCAACACTTCCGGCATTGGCAGTGTCTCGATGGGCACCAATGGCGCCGCGCTGACCAGTTACGACGAGATGATCGATACGGTTTACGCGATGCAGCTTGCCAATGCAGCTGATCCGACCGCGGCAATCTGGCATCCGCGTACCGGCGCCGCGCTTGCGAAGCTGAAGGACACGCAGGACAACCCGCTCACGGTCCCTGAGATGATCGCCCGAATTCCGAAGCTGGCAACCACGGCGGCGAGCATCACTGAGACTCAGGGCACGGCCACCGATGCGAGTTCGATCGTGTTCGGCAACTACCGGGACATGTTCATCGGCATGCGCGACCAGATGAACATCACCGTCCTGAAGGAGCGGTACGCCGACTATGGGCAGGTGGGCTTCCTGGTCTGGATGCGCGCCGATGTACAGCTTGCCCATGCCGCATCCTTCGCGCGTCTGAAGGGGATTATCCCGGCAGCATAACCCCAAGGCCGGCGGTCCAGAGAGAACCGCCGGAGCTCCTGGGTGGGCGAGGCACGCGGAATAGGCCTCGCCCACTTCCCCATAATCAGAAGGTTCAGACATGGCGCAAGCAACCACAGTCGGATCGCTGCTTGTCCAACTGGGCATGGACTCCGCTCAATTCGGGCGGGAAGCGACTAAGGCGCAATCCAAGACAGCAGCGATCGCCAAGCAGTTCAACACCACCGGTAAGGAGGTGTACGCCGCATCACAGCGCATGGGCGTTTCGGTGGGTCAGTTCTCGCGCGAGATGCAGGCGCTGCAGGCCCGGGTGAACCCGAGTATCGCGGCCCTGGCGAACTACCGCAAGGAAGCGACCCAGCTCAAGGAAGCCTATCGACTCGGTATCATCTCGCAAGAGCAGTTCCGCGCGAGCCTGCGCAACACGATCCAGACCTATCGGACCGCTGGAACTGCGATCAAAGGCCAGTCCGGCGCCATGCAGGCGGGCATGCAGCAGCTATCGTACCAGATCAACGACGTTGCCACGCAGTTCGCATCGGGCACCAAACCGATGCAGATCTTCGCGCAGCAGGCCGGGCAGACGGTGCAAGCAATCGCAATGATGACGAACGGCGCCGGCAAGTTCGGCGCGTTCCTGGCGGGCCCGTGGGGCATTGCCATCACCGCCGGTGTCGTCGTTCTATCCTCACTGCTCCCCAAGCTCTTCGAAACCGAGGAGGCGATGAAGGACGTCGAACTCGCATCCAGTGGCCTTGCCGACGCCCAAGGCGTCCTTGGCGACATGTTCGACCTCACGACGGGCAAGCTCAAGAGCCAGAACGAGATGCTGCGGCTCAATGCGCAGCTTATGGCGATAAATCTGCGCGCGCAGGCATCGGCGGAGAAAGCGAATTATCAGAGGGTCGTGGGAACGTTCGGCGCCGGGACGAGCCCCGCCTCCACCGGGCAGACGATCCTTTCGTCGGTCGGCCTTGCCTCGGACAACACCTATCGCAACGTCGCGAACGTGCGCGGGCTGTTGTCGGCCTATCGATCCGGCAACCTGAGCGCCAGTGAAGCTGAGAAGCGTGCAGACAGATTGGACTTTAGCGGTCTCGGTGTCACGAAGCCGGAATTTCTGCAGGCTATTCGTGACGGATTTTCGTCGGGAATCAAAGAAAAGAACGCCAACGCCATCGAGAAGTCGCTGAAAGAGGGTGTGCTCGACCCGTCGCTACGGTCGACCGGAACCTCTGGCAGCAAGTCAAAGACGGACCGCGCGGCATCTGGCAAGACGGCCGCGGAGATCGCTGCGGATCAGGCGAAAGAAATCGACCGGCTCAATCAGGAAGAACTGCGCGCCAAGCTCGACCTCGCCACCAGCGCCGAGGATCGCGCCTCGCTGTCCTATGACCTGCTCGCTGCCGAGAAAGAGCAGCGCATTGCCGAGATCAATGCGAACAAGGATTTCAGCGCCGAACAGAAGAAAGCGCAGATCGCGTATATCGAACGGCTCTACGGCTCGACGAAGATCGGCGCGGATGGCTCCATCAATGTCACGCCATCGCTTTATGGCACGCAACTCCAGCGAGATCTGGCCGAGCGTCAGACGCGCCTCGCAAACGACATGCTCGATCGCCAGGCGGCGACCCTCGAGGCATGGGCGGATATCGAGCCGAACACCAAGGAGCGCGCCCGGCTGGAAGCGGCGGCATTGGAGTTGCATCAGCAGATTCAGCGCAATTTGCTCGATCAGGAGATCGCCAGCGGCCGGGTTGCCGATGCCGAGCAGGCACAGGTCATGCTTGCCCAGCAGCAGGCCGCGGCTCGTGAACGCATGCGTTTGCAGAACATGAGCCCAGGTGAGCGCTATGCTTATGACGTTCAGGCGACCGCCACGAACATGTCGGATTCGCTTGAGCAAATTGGCGTTGATGGTTTGCAGGCGTTCAACGAAGGTTTGACACAGGCGATCGTCAATTTTGAGAGCTTGGGCGATGTGGCCCGTAGCGTGATCCGCCAAATTCTCGCGGATCTCGTCCGCCTGCAGATCCAGCAGGCCACTCTCAGCATCGGCAGGATGCTGCTTGGCAGCGCAGGTGCATCGATTAACGGCGTGTCGGGCTCAAGCTTCCTGTCAGGGCTTGGCAGCGAGGTAGGCGGCTGGGTCAATTCTACTCCAGTTTCCGTGCCAGGCTTTGCAAACGGGACGAACTTTGCACCTGGCGGCCTCGCATGGGTCGGCGAGAGGGGGAGAGAACTGGTTAACCTTCCGCGCGGCGCCCAGGTCATTCCCAACCATGAATTGGGGGCTCTGAAGGCTGGCGATACCTACCACTTCCATAATAGTTTCCCGTCAGTTACGAACGCTAGAGAGGCGCGGGAATCAGGCGGTCAGCTCGCACGCCGGGTCCGCCAGAGTCTCAACGGGCCACTGAGAGGGGGGCAGTAGGTGAAGAGTGTCACATTCGAAAATATGGATGAAGCGCTCCAGTATTTCGCGAACCAAATTGGTGCGCAACAGCTTGCGCTCTACACACTTATCCATGCACTGGATCATGCCGGTGCGATTAACAGTGATGCATTCGCGACTGCCGTCAAGGAATTCGGGCAGAAATGCGCCCCTCATCTGAAGGAAACCATCGACGAGTTCTGTCTAGGAATTCGAAGCGAGGATGTTCGGCCCCAGTTCGCGATTATTGATGGCGGCAAGGAACAGGACCGCGAGCAATCTGTGGACAATGACGATGGTGGTTAAGAAGAGAGTGATCCGAAGATCACCCTCTTCCCGGTTAGACAGGACGAAGCCCCGTTATATGGGATCCACGCTTACCTGTGTTGACCTCTGATATGCGTCCCTGGTTGATGCCCAGTTTCGCCGCGATATCGTGCTGAAACCACCCCTCACGGAGTAGTCGCCAGATTTCACGGATCGTTTCGTCGGTCAGTTTGGCGCGCACCGGGCGCCGCGGTCGTCTTGGAGTCATGGATTAACCTTTCCATGTTACGACCGGCTTGACGGGTGCCCCGCACTTATGGGAAAGCTCCCACAGCGACGGGGAATAACCCGCTCCTGGTTCCGGCCAAGGATATCCCAGGAGTTGCCTCGACCAAGCCCTCGGTGTCCTACCACCGGGGGCTTCGCCTTTTTCGAGGCAATCAAGGTCTTAGGGATTCCCTGATTCGGCGCCTACGTCGAGTCCAAAGGCCGACATATACACAGGCACGCCCCCTACCGACACATCAGCCGAGGACTGTCGACAGCAACCTTCGCAACGCTTCCGGCCGGCTTGGGGCGTCGTCCTGGTCGGCGATCCATGCGTCGAGCTTTGCGAGCAGATCGGGTTGAAGGCGAACACCAACCATCTGACCTGCCTGCGCAGGTCGTGCCCTTTTCGTGTAAACGCGAATTGACTGGCTCATGATTTAGAGCTAACACGAAAGCGAGCCGAGCGGAAGCTACCAACAACCGCCCGGCTCTGACCGCAACCGTTCCAGGAGAACGATCATGGCTAATTTCCCACTACGGGCGGATTCCGCGCGCGCCAATCCCATTCATCATATTCCCGGCTTTCGTCACAGCTTCCCAGCCGCCACGCCTCGCCGCGCCGAGGTGGAGGCGTTGATTGATCGCCTTATCGGCATGCTCGATCGGCTGGACGGCGATCCCGACCTGGAGGAAACCGACCTGGAGGATTCTTTCGTGCTCTCGCCGTGGGCGCTCGATGCCACCAGCGGCCCTGGCTGCGCAGTTGCCGACATCGACAAGGCAATCGACGACGACCCTTGCGATGCGGACTCCGATAGCGAGCCGGACGAGGACGACTTCAACTTCCCTCTCTACGGATTGGATCAGAGTGAGGCCGAGGCTTTCCCGCCTTCTGCGGACCGCACTCTCTTGAGGCGGCACCGCGACTACATTCGAAGAACCCGGTGCAGGCGGCTGGATCCGACCGGAGCCAGTTGGGGCCCTGTGGAATATCGGCTCCTGTGATGCTTGACCTGTGACCATCGTTCACTTACATAGCTGTTAACGAAAGTCACAGGAATTGATGATGCACGACCTCAAGTTCACCAGTGCCCAGGTAGCCGAGGCGATCGGGATGTCGCACGACAACTTCCGCGCGCACCTCTCACGCAAGGACTGGCGTATCATTGGCAAAGAGCAGCCGGAAAACGGCAAGGCCCACAGCTTCAGCGTGCACGATGTGCTGGGATATGCGCTCGCTCGCATCCTAACGACTTACGGGATCGATACGAAGACCGCATTCCAGCGCGCGATGTTCGATTTCGCCCACACAGGTGACGACGAACGCGGACCGGGTGAGATTTACGATTCCGAGAGCCTCGGCCTAACCTTCTACGTGTACTCGCACGGCGCACGGCTCGGCGAATGCTTGGCAGAGAAGCGCATTACGTCTGTCGGATCGCTCCTGCGTGTCAATGCTCGTGAACGCGCTGAGGCCGCAGTCATCGTGGACCTTACTGCGATGCGGGATCGGGTCTTTCAAGCCCTCGGGCTCGATTCTCGAGATTACGAATGACCGCGCGCTATCTAACCGCCAAGCAACTCGCTGCAGAAGTTGGCGGAATAACGGCTGCGACGGTCCGAACGCTACGCGCAAAGGGTCTTCCATGCTGGAAGCCCGGTAAGGCGTACCTGTACCCCCGCGAGACGGCCTTGGCCTGGATCGCACAGCAGGAGCAAGCCGCATGCCAAGGCCCAACACCGGCCCCCGCCTCAAGCGGATCGACGGCAGGCCGAACTTCTACATCGTCTGGTTCGAAGGAGGGCGCGAGCGGCGCCGCAGCACTGGCACTGCAGACGGCCGAGAGGCTGAAGCGGTCCTCGGGGCCTTCCTCCGCGAACGAGAACTCAGTATCCGTCCTGCCGGGCCGGCGCGGCCGAACGACTACCTGATCGCAAGCGCGTTGGATCTTTACGGCACGCTCCACGCCCCCACAGCGGCGGATCCGAAGCGGATCGCCTATGCCATGGTCCCTCTGCTGACCTTCTGGGGCGAGCAAACCGTCGACGCGATCACCAAGCAGACCTGCAAAGCCTATCGTACCTGGCGAAAGAAGAGCGACGGCACCGTGCGGCGCGAGCTCGTCGTCCTGAAGGCTGCGCTCAACTTCGCGCATAGCGAGGGCCGTCTGACCACAGTCCCCCATGTCGAGCTGCCTGCCAAGCCCGAGGGCCGTGATCGCTGGCTGACCCAAAAGGAGGCCGCAGCGCTCCTGTGGGCGGCGCGTTCAGGCCGCAGCGACGTCAGACTGTACCTGCCGCTGTTCATCCTGATTGGGCTCTATACGGGCGCCAGAAGAGACGCGATCCTGTCTCTGCGTTGGCCGAACGTCGATCTGGAAGCCGGTCGGATCTACTTTGCCCGAAGCGGCGATCGCCAGACTTCAAAGCGCAAGGTAGTCGGCCAGCCGATACCGCGGCGGCTCATGACCTTCCTGCGGCTGGCCCGCGATCGCGGCACCGAACTTGGATATGTCGTTCACAATCACGGTGAGCGCATCAAGGACATTGGCGGCGGCTGGGACGGCAACGAGGACAAGCGCGGCGAGGGAAGCTTCGGCGGTGCCTGCAAACGCGCTGGTCTGATCGACGTCACCCCGCACGTCCTACGCCACACCTGTGGAACCTGGATGGCACAGCGCGGCGTTCCCCTTCACCTAATTGGCGGCTGGCTCGGGCACAAGGATGCCCGGACGACCGCCCTCTATGCCCATCACCACCCTGACCACATGGCCGAGGCGCTTGCCGCCGCGGACCGCCGATAGAGGTTGTGCGAGTTATGTGCGAGCAACGAGCGCATTTTCACGATACGTTCACGGGTCTAAACCGTGAACATTCCTCGAAAAGTGCTGTAATTTCAGTCGAGAGCCGCCCTCCGAAGGCAGAGGCCACAGGTTCGAATCCTGTCGGGTGCGCCAAAAAATCAATGACTTAGCGTCGTTGTGCTTTGTTTCATCAAATATTCGTCAAATAAGCCGCCTGCGGTCAGGGGCGGGCAACCTCGCGCGTCTGCGAGCAATCACTTGGGTTGATCCACGAATGACGCATGTAGAAATTTAAGTATAACTGATATGAGAAATTAACAATAACTCATATCAGTTATAAGAAATGTGATGCTATGGCGTAATTTTTCATTGATTTAACGCCGAATCACAGCGAAAAATCCCTATGATGATTTGATAATGATAGGGTATAGACTATGGAAATTGCAGAACATATGCAGGTCCGCGTGATCGCATTGCAGTCACATACTATTACAAATCGGAAGAATGCGCGCAGGCATCTAGGCCTCACCACATCATTGCTTTTCGATGCAGCGGGGAGCGTCGAGGAATGGGGGCGCCATGATCTTGCAAACGCGCTACGCGCCATAGCGCTAGATTTCGACAAGGGCGGCGAGCGCATAACCTCGACGAAACGCCGACTCCCTGGTCAGCCTTCCGCTTTTTTGGCGAGACGTTGCCTCAAGCGAGTCCGCGCGATGGGGAGTTTTTCAAAATGAAGTACGAGAAGCTTCTATCGCCGCATGAACTAGTCGAGCGCTGGTGCGGCACCTTCTGTCTAGGCACTCTTGCAAACTGGCGGAGCAAAGGCGTTGGGCCGACATACATGAAGCTGCGGGGGCGTGTGGTCTATCCACTTACCAAGATCGAAGCTTGGGAGGCCGAGAACACGCACCCGTAAAACTAGCCGGCCCTCAATTAGTAGCCCCTCGGCGCGTCATACAACTGGCCGCCGTTGCGCGCGCGGCGCTGTTTACTAAGGCGCCGCTCGACTTCATCGCCCACCGCCTTGGCGTTCTGGCCAGGCTGCTGCGTGATATGGATTTCGGTTTTGCTATTGTCGTTGATGGCTGGCCGAACACTCCCGCGCGCAGTTGCAATCTGCGGCATTTTGGGCGCAGGCCGTCCCTTGCTCGCAGACCCCGGCTTGCCTGTCGCGCCTGGCTGTCCAGGTCGGCCGGGCGCGCCTGGCTTGCCTGCGCGGATTTCGTCCGCCTTGCTGTCCATGAGATTGCGGACGGCATGGACCGCATTGCCCACCCTCGTGATGCGGTCCACGATCCAGTCCAGGAAGCCCTTGGCGCTGGAAACAAGCCCGGTCCACAAGTCCGAAAAGAACTTGGTTAGGGGTTCCCAGTTCTTCGCGACCGTGCCCAGCGGGGTCCAGCCCAGCGCTTCCTTGATCCAATCCCAGGCGACGCCGGCCACGTCCTTAACGCCGGTCCACAGGCTGCCGAAGAATTCGGAAACCGGCGTCCAGGCGGCGCGGATCATTTGGACCGGCGGCCAGGATAGAACCTCGCGCTTGATCCAATCCCAGGCGATAACGGCCGCGTCTTTGACGATGGCCCACAGGTCGCCAAAAAACCGGCTGATAGGCCCCCAGTTGCTGATTACGATGCCCAGCGGGGTAAAATTCAGGAACTTGTCCTTAATCCAGCCCCACGCAGCCTTTCCGGCGTCCGTAATGTCCGCCCATACTCCCTTGAAAAATGCGCTAATCGGCTCCCAGTTCTGATAGACCAAGACGGCAGCTGCCGACAGGCCCGTCAGCGCCAGGCCAATGGGATTCGTCGCCATCGCGAGCCGGAGGGCCTTGAACGAGACCACAGCTGCATTCCAGGCGAAAGACGCCCCTTTCATGGCGCCAATGCTGCCGACTACAGCGCCCACGACGCCAAGGATGCCTTTAACCACACCAGGATGCTCGCGCGCGAAATCTGCCACAACGCTGGTGGCCTTGCCGAACACGCCCATGGCTTGATTGATCTTGGGCAGGAGAACGGCGCCGATATTAACCGAAACTTCGGTCAGCCGGTTCTTCATGATCTCCCATTGCGCGTTCGTGGTCGCCAGCTGCGCCGCGAATTCCCTGGACATGCTGCCCTTAGCCTTGTCGCTGCCGACAAGCTCGATTTGCTTGCGATACTCGGCCACGTTGCCGGACAACTTGGCGAGCGTGTCGGAATGCTCCAAGCCCACCAGGTCCACCATGATGCCCAGGCGCTGGGCCTTGGGCATCTTGTTAACCGCGTCCAGGACCTTAAGGATTGTGCCCTGGGCGTCCTCTTGCATGCCCTTTTGCACGGCGGCGGTGGACAGGCCCAGTTCATCCATGGCGCTGCGAAATTTCTTCGTGCCCTTGTCGGCGGCGGCCAGCTTTTGAATGAACGCGTTAGACGCGGTTCCGGCCGTTTCGGTGCGCTCGCCCAGGCTCAAGAGCGTGGACCCCAGCGCCGCCATTTCCGTGGCCGAAACCTTGACCGCGCCGGCCACGCCGCCGGTGCGCTGCAGATAGTCGATAATGTCGCCACCCTTGGACACGGTGTTGTCGTCCAGGTAATTGATGGCGTCGCCCAGGTCCTTAACGGCGGGGATCGGGACATGGAACAGATTTGCAATCTTGCCCATCTGGTCCGAAAGTTCCTCGCGCGGCAGGTCCAGCGCGGTGGCCATCATCGCGGTGGTCCGCGTGAACTCGATTAGGTTGGCCTTGCCCTGGATGCCCATGCGCGCGCCTGCCTCGACCATGCCGGCAAGCTCATTCGTGGAAATCGGGATTTCGCGGCCCAGCTGCTGAATTGCGCGGGCCATTTCGTAATAGATAGGCGTTAGCTTGCCGCTCGCATCGCGCGCGCCGTTCACCTGTTTGGCAACGCCGGCCATCGCGGTTTCGAAGCTCGCCGCCTGGATCACCGGCAGGCCGGCAGTCGCGACCACGGCGCCCACGGTGGCGATGCCCGCCAGGGCGCTGCCCATGCGCGCCTTGCCCGCTTCCATGCCCCGCATGGCGCGGTTCATCTTCTCTTGTTCGCGTTTGGCGTGGCCGATTTTCGTTGTCAGCGCGTCATAGCGATACTGCAGCCCCAGCATTTCGCCGGACCTGCCTAGCTCGGTCATCACCTTCATGGACTTGTTAAGGTCCTTTTGCTCGCGCTCCAGGTCCTTGATTGTGGCGCCGATCTTGCGCAGCTTGCCGCGCGCGCCGCCGATGGCCGTGCCCAGCGTACTGGAGAGGGCGCCGCCAATGGTGATAACGGCATTTAGCCGCTTGCTCGTCATGCCGCTTAGCTCCTGGAAAATGGCAATCGCCCTCAGCGATGCCAGCCGGACTCAGCTGACCCTTGGGCGAGGGGCGCTGTTAGGATTTGCCCATTGATTCGAACCCGGCGCGCATGGCTTTCGTCGCCAGCGATGTGAGTGAGACGTTTACGCCTTCATTGGCGGCGATGCGGGCACGTTCACCTAAGAGTTGGCTGGCAAGTTCCGCTTCCAGCAGAATCGTCAATTTTCGAAGGGGTTTCTTCGAGTGATGGCCGTCACGATGGCAGGAGGGCATTGGCAATTGGCCTTTCAGAGGTTCAGTAAATCTGGTTTGTCCGAATGGCTTGGCCGGTTCCTCTTGTGGTATTTCCCGGCCTAGTCATTCGCGGCCGCCGGAAGCCCGCCTAATGCCGCCCGCGTCAGGTTCCTGATATGCCGTTCGGTAACGCTGAAGATCGCGGCCAGGTCGGGAATGCTCGCACCGCCATCAAACAGGCGCTGGGCCTCGCGATCACGAAACCGGCGATAGACCTCCTGGCAGTTCGCAGGCTGCAGGATTTCCCCGCCGAACCCTTCGACCAGCTTATTCGCACGTTCCCATCCAAGGATTTGGACCAGTCGGTGGTTAGGCTTCAGGCGCTTGGGCACGTACAGGATGACGCGCGTTGCTCGTTTGCCCTGAGCGCCCGCCCTACAGGTCGGCAACTGGCCCACTAAGTATAACGCCGCTTCACGCCCGATAACGTCAGCGATCTCTTGGATTGATTCAGGTAACATAATGTATTTCATGCCTTTTTTGACACGCAAGCCTAAGCAGAGATTTCCGAGTGCGATCAATCTCGCCAGTGCGCCCACGCCGCACTGTCAGCTTGCCCATGGCATAAACGGGCGCCGCGCCGTTGTCGAAATGGCCCGGCGCACGGCCCAAGCGCGCGGACTTCTTTTGAAGTGCGGAAATCGTGCCGGAAACGGTGTGCGGCTTTACTCCTAGTGCTTTCGCGGGCAACGGCTTGGCTGCCCATTTTCCAGACGGTGGCAGGGTTTCGGCTCGGCGCTTTGTCGCGAATTCCAGCAACTTTTCGTCGCGAGTGTCCACTATTCGATTTCCTCGATCACAGTGGCATGAATAGTCATAATTTTCGATTTCAAACCCCACGCAGATTTCACTTGGTGCGGGCAACATGCCCCCGCACTGGCGCCCGTCGAATGGGACCCGCAACGGGGGGGTGTCCATTGCTCAGCCACGCAATATTCTTTCGTCAAAGCGATTGCCTTTGGCTGCCACTTCCCGCGCGGCTGACAGCCATGCGCCTAGTCACAGTGTCATCGCCGTATGCTCCAGCATGGCCGGGATCAGGGGCAGCGCGAGCGACGGATGGGGCATGACGCTGCCTCGCACGCCAACTCCATGGAAGGTTGCTGCGTCAGAGGCTGGGTGCGGCTCGCGTTAGGCCCTCGGCTGTGTACACCAAGGGGCCAACCTGGTCGTTCAGCTTGATGCAGGTTTCTCGAACGTCAACCAGGTTAGGCTCCCGGCGGGCACCAGTGACAATGTAGCGATGCAATATCGCGTTGTTCATGGCCGCCAGACAGGCGCAAAGTTTAGGATCGGCGCCCAGCCCCAGCGTGTTGGCCTTATCAACCAGTGCTTCCAGATTATGGCCTAAGCTCCGTCCGCTCAGTTCTCTCACTGGCACGCCGTGCAGCCGACAGAATGCTTTGAGATACAATTCAGCCGCGTGTGCAAATAGGTATCTGATCGGGGCGTCTCTGTGAGTGGCGCGTACCTGGTGCTCGGTTAAAGTGATCGCGCTCGCAGCATAGGAATGAGCAAAGTGGAAAAGGCCTGTCGCGGTGGTTCGTTCATCCTGACCATCAACAGCCATACAAGTCCCCTCAGCCTCAATTGAAAACCTACTGCCACGACGCGCGCTCGTGTCATAGTCCGCAAGCGCAGATTTCCGCCATTTGCGCGTCTAGCATGACAGCCGTGACGGAAATGACCGGGGGTTCCTATATAAGCCCCTTAATTGCCCTCGCTTCTAAAATCTTTCCCACTTCAATAGGTCGGTGTCATAGGTGTCATGGTGTCATTGATGGTCCAGAAATCGCAGAATTCCGCGATCTAGCGATGTGACGCCTCTCCATGACACCTTTCGCATCTCTGCTAGGTGTCATGGATCGCGCACGAGGCCGCGCAAAAAAGCCCGGTGCGCCACGGGGCGGCTGGGTGCGTTGGTATGGGGGCGGTGTTAGCGTCTAGAACGGTTGGCCTTCACCCGTCGAATTGCGCGCGCCATGCGTCGGCGGACACCGCAAAAGCCGCCGTGCTGCCGTCCGCTTCGATTGGCCACCATTGAGCTTGCGGATGACGTTCGATGCCCTGGTGGCGTCCGCAATACTGGGGCGGTCAATGCCTACCGCCAGCAGGATTTCCGTGGACGTGCGCCAGCCCCACGCGCTGGCGGGCAAATCCCAAGCCAGCCGCGTCTGAATGCGTTCCTCTATCGGGTCCACCGCCTGAAACTCGGCGTTATGGTCGTTCAACGCGGCCATTTCTTCCGGCGCCAGATAGTGGTTTTCGCCGTCCAGGTGCAGCTGCAGCACTTCGGCCCACACCTGTTGCATGTCCAGCTGGCGCTGCGCCTCCAGGTCCAGGTTCTCGCATTCAATCGTCCAGTAACGGCGGTTGCCGGTCACATCGTGCAGGAACTCGCGCGGATTGACCGAACCGAAGAACACGGTTCGGCGGGCCAGCGTGCTTTCCTTTCGAGCGTAAGGCAGGCGCAGCACGTCCTGTTTGCGCGTGACGAATGATTTAAGCGCGGCAAGGTCAGCCTTGCGGAACGTCGCGTCCAGTTCCCCCAGTTCCACCAGCCAAAAGCTAACCGCCTGTTTTACGCTGTCACGGTCGGACGGGTTCAACATCATGCCGTCCTGCAGGACGCCCAAGTGTTCGGGGACAAGCTGTTTAAACCACATAGTCTTGCCCAGGTACTGCGGCCCCTGAAACACAAGGATGCCGTGGGCGCTCACACCATCAGGCGAGAATGCGGCCGTGATCGCGGAAACCATCCACCGGCGGATTAGAACGTCCTTCAGGTTGCGGCCGTCCGGCAGGCGCTTGTCGTCCACCGGCGTGATTGTGTCGCAAAGCGCCTGCAGGCGCGGCTTGCCATCCCATTCCCGCGACTTGATCCAGTTGGCCACCGGATTGAACGGGTTCTGACCGGCGATGTGTCCGATAAAGCCGCTCAGATTTCCGGTAGACACACCAAACTTCGCACATTCGCTTTCCAGGCGAGCAAAGGAGTCATTGTCGCGATTATCGATCAGGTAGCTTTCACCTGGAATCAGTATTTCCTGATTCTTGGCGATGACGTTGTAGCGGGCAACCACCCCCAAGCGCCTACACACTTCAGCCACGTTCTCGATAGTCGCCAGCGGCTTTCCGTTCAATCCCAAGTCCGGCAACATATCGTACTGCACGTTGTCGTTCGCCGGCGGGGTGGCCGCCACGTCCGCGCCGGTAGTGTCCGGCTTGCTGGTCAGCGGGTTCGCCAGCAGCTGCGCGCGGGCCACGGTGTCGCCCTCGCGCTGGGCCAAGTCGTTCCAGTCGGTCGGCTCGCCCTCCAAGTCCTGGAACTTCGGCGCGACCATAAAGCCCCTGGTGGCATCGGCGGCGCGCTTGCCATAGTCCAGGCCGGGGTTAATCGGCGTCCCGTCCGGCTTGGTCGTGAATGCGTCGTTATCCGCCGCGATGATGAACCCCGCCTGGGGAAACTTCTCGCGCATGATTTCCGCGACCAATGGCAGGTTGGGCGCGTCAAACGTCACGATAACGCACCAGCCGGTTAGCTCGTGAATGGTGGCGCCGGTGGCGTAGCCCTCGCAGAAAACCAAAGGCTGGCCCGCTTCCGGCGGCACACCGATCATGTGATAGCCGCCGCGCTTGCGGCCGTTCTTCAGGTAGCGCTTTGCAATGCCGCCATCTAAATCCAGCAGGATGCCTTGCAGACTTATGACCTTGCCGTTTTTCGCGTCGGCAATGGGGATCAACAGCGCGTCCGGCAGGCGCCGGAACACTTCGCCGTTGTCGTTAATCAGCGGCCATTCGCCAATCCCCAGGCCGTGCGCGCGGACGCCCTTGCCCTGCAGGTACGGGTGGGCGTCGCCAGCCGGCTGGGCAGCATCCCATGTCAGGTTCGCCAGCTTGGCGGCCACGCCCTGTTTCTTGCGGGTTTCGGCTTCCGCCGCTTTGCGCTCGGCCTCGCGTTCGGCCCGGCGGCGTTCGATCGCTGCCGCGTCCAGCTTCGTGCGGTCGCTGTCGAAGCGCCAGCCATTTTGCTGCGCCTCGTAAATCAGGGTGCCGATGTTGACGCCGCCGCCCGCCTTGATGGACTTCCAGGTGGCCTCGCATTCCTTTTCGTCATAGCTGCGGCTCGCCGTCTTGCTCCACGCGTCGAACAGTTCGAAGCCGTCCTTGTCGCCAAGCTCCGACTTCAGGGCCATGCCGATGCGCGCCCACTTCTCGCGCGAAGTGTCGGCATCAATCGCATGCAAGGCGGACTCGATAGTGTCCACCGTCAAGTCATCGTGGCGCTGTGCGGCGGTCAAATGGCACCGCCTTTCGCGCAGATGCGGGGTGAGTTCCAGCCGATTGCCCGCAGGGCATGACGCAAAGCGGAGGGCGACCAAGGAACGCCACCTGGAATGCCGTAGGCGAAGCGGAGTAGCAAATCGTCACCGGCATCATCCAATGTCGCACCTCTTTCGAGGGCCACTTGAACCGCGCGGATCACTGCGTCCTGGATTTGGCGCCTTTTCCGATCCTCAGCAGCCGTAAGGCGCTCCGCATTCGCGGCGCACCACGCCCGGAAATCGTCCGTGGTCTGAAGTTCGTCGATTTGATCGCGATAGGGTTTTTCACTATCAGAATTTACAGCAAGTGTAGCGAGGCGGCGGTTCTGGTCGGGGTCGCCGCCTTTCAC